AAGAATCGTTCGGGTTCTGATTTATACGACGTGCTGTCTTTATCATTCCCCTAGCAGATGTATTTGCTTTCGCTAATTTTTCTGCCCATATCATATCCTCTAAGCAGACTTCAGTGCCATTTGCAATGTCTTTGCAAATTGCTTCCATCCGCAATCGGTATTGTGTTGATAACATTTACTGATTGGTACTATTAATATAATTTATAAGATTACTGAACGTGGATAACTCCCTTCATACCTGCACCAGCATGAGGATCACATTGGAAGTCATAGTCACCTGCTTTCTCAAAGGTAACCTCAATAGTTTCACCAGGTGAGAATGCTAAGTCGTTGTGTGAAAGTTCGCTATGGTCTGTGAACATAACATTATGTGGAGGCAGTTCGTTATTTACAAAGGTAACTGTATCTCCAACAGCAACTGTTAGTTCACATGGTGCAAAGACTAGCATTCCATCTTTACCCATCTGTATCTCAGCAGCATATGCTTGTGCTGCTAATGTCATTGATAGAAAAAGTGAAGTGACCATGATGGTGAGTCTACTCATCCACCACATTATTTCATGCTTATATTTTGTAATGGTAGTCATATCACCGACTCCTGTGCAATGCACCTATCAACAAAATGAGGATGCTCCCCTATGAAAGGAACATCCTCTTTTGCTTGTTCTATTGCTTCGTATGAATCAGTTGCGTACTCACAAATCTCGTGAGAATGATTCTGTAGGTCGTGATAACCTATGGTGTAATGAGACACGATTTTTAGGCCGAGGGCTCGCATATTATACCATTATTTATCAGTCGTTGAGTAAAAATACTTCTTAATTACCTCTATTTGGTCATGGTATCGTGATATCTTATCCATTTCTTGTTGGATTGCTTCAGTTATGTCTGAATGCTCACCGATACCTGCAGGATGTTCTAAGTATACTTCTACGTTTGCTTTATGCTTTTCGATTTCTCCACTAGCATGAGCAAGAACTGCTCTTAATAATTTTTCTCTCATGTGATACGCCATAATTTTACCTTAGTTATTAATATCTAGGTCGAATGCTTCGATCCATTTTTGACGATGTTCCCAAGTCATTCCACTAGTAGACCCTTTACAGGGATTAATACACTTTGGCCAGTTTACCACATTACATACTAATCCTGCAAGATCATGTGGACATGCTTCTTTACCAGTTGCCCAGTATAACTGCCCATCAATCCAAGTTGCTTCACAACCTGGACATCTTTTAAGTTTCATTACCCTGCAAATGCAGGGTTTTTAGGACAAAGACTTTCATGCTTCTTCATCCACTTTGCTGCTTCGGTATCATTCCTAACAGGTGGCGTTAACCCACAATACTTACACTTTACCTTACTTGCCATAATGCATTGCCCCTTTTGTTTTACTAGGTAGTTTACCTGATCTCACCTTAGTTCCAGATGTTTCACCCTGTTTAGAAGGATTCTTACCTGGTTTAGATTTACCTAAAGCAAATGACTTGTCAGCTTTCTTATTCTGAGTGTCATGTAATCGTGCAGGTTTGTTCTTATCTTTAGTTATAACACTTTCCTGCCCATGTTTGCGACCCAATCGTCGCATAACTTTACCAAAGCGACGCTTACTCATTCCCTTACCTGGAGAGGTTTGGTATGAGACTTCCTTCTTAGTACCTTCCTTTCCACCATCACTCTTATAAGCATACTCTCCTACACCTTTGGAGTAACCGATACCTTTCTTCTTAAGATCTTTCTCAAGACCCTTCCTAGACTCTCGGTTCTTTTTTTCGTCGTCACCTCTATCAGCAGAGATGTTTCCAGTTTGTTGTGTCTTAGACTTAGTAAGTTGTCTAGAAGTTCTATTACCTTCTTCTAAAAACTTTCTCCAAGTTTTCAGTCCTTCCGTTTTAATTTTAGATTGCTTCTTTAAAGCAGATTTTAAATTAGAAGGAGTAGGTTTACTTCTACCCATCTTCTTCTCATAATTAGAATCATCTTCCATACTCTTTCTCATCTCTTTCTTACTCATCCTTAGTTCAGGATCCTTAGACTTTCTTTCATGAGAAAGAGAAGACTGACTTAGTTTACCTTGTTTCTTTTTACCATATTGATATGCCAATCCACCTTTAGTACTAGTACCTACTTTATTATCTGAGTAATACTTCTCATCAATTGGTTCTACTTCTTCTTTAGTATCCTTCTTACCGAAGTTTGGATTCTTCTTGATGTATGCTTGTGCTCTATCTAATTCAGCTTGGTCTCTTTTACCTCTTGGATTCTTTTTAGTTGCCTTCCCATATGGATATTTCTTATTACCAAACCCAAACAACTCTTTAACTTCTTTCTTTTCTGCTTCCTCTTTCTGAGTCTTTGGTTCCCAGATAGCACCAGCACCATACTTCTTAAGAATATTGTTCTTAACTGTTTGGAGTGCTTTCTTACTATTCTCTGCAGACTTCTTCTTATCAGCATCTGTCTGTGGTTTCCTAGGAGGATTCTTCCTCTCAGGTTCTTTCCATGTACCACGTTCTAATGCTTTGTCACGCATATGATCGTAACCTTCCTCAGGTACATACTCCTGTGCCAACATTGCATACGGTACTGCTTTACCCGTCTGTTCTTTCTTCTTCTTTACTGCTTCCTTATGACGTTTAACACCCTTCTTTACACTAGCAACCATACCCTCAGATGCAACCTTGTATGCAGGAACCTTTGCCCCTTTGACACCACGACGCTCTTTGTGTTCTTTTCTACGTTGGTCTATTGCCTTACCCCTTTTATTTTCAGGATCAAAGAATGCTGGTTCACCGTGACCTGGTCCTTTTCTTCTATAATTTCTTATAGATGCTTTACCATAATCGGAACGACCTTTGTCAACCTTTGCTTCGTTAACGTCAGACATACTAGCCTCCAACAACTTGTACTTGTTCTACAACTACACCACCAGAACCTGATCCTGCGGTGAGTTTAACTGCTCTTGATACCTGAGGAATGTTTCCTGCAGTAGCATCAGCAGCAGATAACGCATAGTCACCTGATGCACCAGATGCATCTATATCTGTTGTAATTGTTGTAGCAGTAGCTGATGCAACTTTCTTTCCTGAAGATGCAGCAGACTCAAATGCAGCAACGAAACCATCAGTGTCACCACCGTCAACAGTTTCGATATAATCGTTAGCACTAAATGTATGTCTACCACCATTTGAGTATCCTTGGATAGTCAATACTGTGGGGTTAGCATCGGTAGCAGCAGCTATCTTTGCGTGCTTTGGTTTACCACAATAAACTAATATTGCTTCACCAGCAGCAAGTGTAATTGCTGGACCTGCGTCTACTTGGATACTTGATGCTGCTGCACAGTAACATCGAATAACTCCAGTCTTTACCACAATATATCCCGACCCTGCGGCTGAGATTGTTTGGGTATCTAATACATTTAAAACTGACATTGTTGCCTCTCTAGGTATTACCTATCTACAGTGTTATTTATCTTGCTTTGACTTTAGAAATTTTGCCAATTCTGTTGTGCTACCTACAAACATAGTATTATTAGTAACTTCTGTGTTTCTAGATGCTTTTGGATTTTCTATATCATTTACTTTCTTATGCAGATCAGCAAGTTTATCTGCAACGTCACCAACATGTTTAATCAACTGCCCTGCAACTTCATAGGCTCTAGGTTGATCTGACTGTTGTGCAACATCTAATATCCCATTAACAGCTTCTTGTCCCTTTTCTACAAGGTTGTATAACTGACCACGGGTATACTCATAGTCCTGTTTAAGATGATCGATAGAAGTAGCAGCGTCGCTGCGTTTAACACAACCACCTTCATTTTTAACGATCTCTGTTCCGACATCGAGTGCTTCCTCAATGCCTTCGAACATCTTACTCGTCTGCTCCTGTCGTTGGGTTTCTTGACTTTCCATCACTCCATTCCGATTTTAGTTCATTAAATCCAAAGTCATCGTCTGCTTCTACTAAAGCGTTGTCTGCAGCATCTATCTTCAGAACTCCTGCACCACCTGTATGTGTTGCAATAGTACTACCATTGTAT